GCCAATCTCGTCATTAGTTGCCTGGTCAGCAATCAAATCACTAATGCCGACCGAGAAACCGCTGTTCATCAGGAAATTCGCAATCATCGCCTGTAGTGAGTCAAGGAAGTCCACGGTAATATCCGGTCCATAATCGTTGTAAATAATATGAATAAGCTGCTTGGAAAACACCGACTTATCCAATATGCCCTGCTCAATCACACCGTTGAGAATCTTGACAAGATTCGGCGACTGCGGGTTCTTCTTATCCTCATCCGTGTAACTGCTATTCGGCATCTGAAGGCTGACAGGAGGAAGCAGGGCGGATAGGAGCTGCTGACCTGACCACATCGGCTGAGGGGTCGTCGTCACCGGCTCAGGCAGCTTACCCTCCCAACGCTTGGCGTGAACTAGCAGATTCATAGCCTCCTTCTTCGTAAAGAGCACATTCGAACGGGTAAAGCGGTTGGCACCTACCAGCGTATCCTGTACCACTGACACAATCGGTACCGACTCACGGGGGCTCACGATTTGTAGCGGGACGGCGGCGATTTCACGTAGCTCCGTCGCCGTTTCCACCGACTGGGGAGCGTGTAAGTTCATCTCATCACCGTCAAAATCTGCGTTGTACGGTGCCGTTACAAATACATTGAGACGGAACGTATTATACGGCAGAATCTTCGCAATGTGCGCCATCATTGACATACGGTGAAGCGACGGCTGACGATTGAACAGCACTACATCACCGTCCATCAGGTGGCGATTGACCACGTCACCCTCAAACAGCTCCAAAGACTTGGCGTTGACGTGCTTTAACGAGATAGTGCGACCATCGTTGCGCTGAATCGTCTTGGCACCAGGATACACGTCCGGTCCATTCTGAATCAGCTTGTACAGCTTGCCGATGTTGAACTGCGTGACCTTCTCAGGAAACGTAAGGTTCGTTGCAATCTTGAGAGGAATTCCGAGCTCTTTGACGGAGATATTCGGGTCCGGCGTAATAACCGATCGCGCCGAATACTCCACACGCTTTCCCTGGAGATTGGAACGGATACGACCCTCCTTTGAGCCCAGACGCTGCTGGAGCGACTTGAGCAGACGACCGCTGCGCTGGGCAGCAGGGCTGATACCTGGAATGTTGTTGTCCACCAGCGTTGCGACGTGATACTGGAGCAGATTGGTCCACTCATCAATCGCCCGCTTCTTCGGCTCATCCGTAATCTTCTTCTTGAGTGCCGTATTTGCCTTAATGATATCAATAAGTTTGCTTGTCAGGTCGTCCTCAGCACGCTGATTGTTGTCCTGGGTGACCGAAGGGCGCACTTGCGGCGGCGGAATCGGCAGTACGGTACAGACCATCCAGTCGGGTCGGCACCAGTGACGACTAAAACCCATAAACTCTACGTCCTCGTCGGTAACGCGTCGTAGAAGACGGTGAACGTACTCCGGCTCCAAGAGCATTGAGAGATTCATAATACCGTCACTGTCGACGGTTGAGCCCTCTGGAGCCTGAACGCCTTCCGGGAGCTGTAGGTTCTTCCAATCGGCGTAAATCTTATGGACCGGCTCCTCACGGTACTTATTTGGCTGACGAGAGCCGCAACCGTCCTCAATATCCTCACCACAACGTGTCGTACCGGAAGCCGCCTCTAATACCATCTTCCACCGTGACTCGCCCTTGAGCTTGAGTAGATGCTGATGGCGCTGCTTATCAATAAGCAGCTTGCCGCACTTGAAGCACACGCAGCGCATCACCTTCATCAGCAGCTTGAAGAACTGAGTGTAGTAAACCGGTCGCGCAAGGACAAAATGTCCAAAGTGACCTGGGCAACTGTGATTGTTCTGACCGCAGGAACGGCAGACCTTGCCGTTCTCTAAAACGCCCATACGCGGGTCAAAGAGACCATTGAGCTTACCCTCTGCAGTAGAGGGATTCGTGATTTCGCATACGGAACGCCGTAGGATTTCTTCAGGGCTGAATACCCCAAACTGAATCCCCACAATGGATTCAGTTTCAGATGAATGTGACAGAACCGGCATCTCTTCTTTTTTGTATGAGTTTCTTTTAAACGGACGGAGGCACATCAAATTTTATGAGTTTTGGCGAATTTTTGAATGTATTTTTTTACTGTACTTTATAATGACATGATGGCGGATTTATCGGGTGCGGTTGTGGCTGTAATTGGCTTAAGAGTTAAACGCATGGGTATCATAAGATGCCTGCGATTTCTAACATAGAGCAAATGGCTCGGCTGACAAATGGGGTTTTTACTGAGACGGCGTGTAGCGCCGACGTACATAGTAACTACCCTTTGAAGCGTGTATTTTGGGCAGGGCGGACTGACTTTCAAGAGGTTGTAATTGCAGAATCGCCAACGTACGGTAAGGTACTGTTTCTAGACGGTGAACTCCAGTCGTCGTCGTCGGATGAGGCGATTTACCACGAGCACCTAGTTCATCCGCTTTTAGCGGCGCTTTCTGGGGTTCCTAACAAAAAGGTGTTAGTGGTTGGTGGTGGCGAGGGGGCGACGGTACGCGAAGTTTTGCGTTGGTCTGCTGACGCGGTGGCGTCGGTGGATTGGGTAGATATTGACGGGGATTTGGTGGAGTTGTGCCAGAAGCATTTGGAGTGGGCTGACAATTCAGTCCACAATGATTCGCGGCTGATGTTTTGCCCTGATGATATTAATTCGTTTTTGGACCGTACGCCTGGGCTCTATCATGCGATTATTCTCGACCTGCCAGATCCTGATGTAGAGATGTTGGATATGGCGACCGATTCGAGCGATACGCTTTACGGACCTCGGTTCCGTGAACGTATTATGTCGCATTTGGCTCTGGGTGGCGGAATCGTCACGCATTGCGGTCCGATTCGTCCTGGACGTGATGAGGTAAACTGCGGTGGGGGAACAGTGTGGATGAATGAGCATTTGTTTTTTGGTATGGAGGCGTTTCCTTACCACGTATGTATTCCGTCGTTCCAAGGTGAGTGGAGCTTTATGATGACCAAGGCGCCTGCGGCTTTACCCTTGTTTCCTAGTGGTCTACGAGTAATGGACCAAGAGGTTCAGAATCTCGCATTTACTTGGCCAAATTACTGGACTGAGTTGTAAAAAAATTTTTTGTTTTGTTTTTGGTTTTTTGGTTTTTTGGTTGGGCGGCTAGTCGAGTTCTACAGGAATAGGCGGCAGGGGCTGGCTGTCAGGGACAATATCCACCCACTGCGGCGCACTATCGGCGTCGTAGTCCACATCGGCGCGAAACTGGAGAGTGATGCTATTTTCGGCGTAGTAAACCCAGTTGCTGTTGTAGAGACTCCACAACTCCTCAGGAGTTGCACCATTATTGCCGATTACCAGATTTGTAATGCGAATCTGGTAATCGTCACACGAGAAGAGCGTCGCGATGCTTGTGACAATATTAATATCATCAGACTGAACAATCCACTCATCGTCGATAGAGATGAGAATCTGGCGGCTTACAGGGCGCCAATGAATCTCCATTATATCATTATTCCAGGTCTCAATCTGTGCAAGCTGAATGAGATTCACGTTGTCAAAGTCTTCGGGTGCCGGCGCAGGAACATTGATGCTGTAAAAGTCCATTTGGAGGGAAGGGGAAAGAAGGGATGAAGGATGAGAAAAGGATAAGGGAAATTATGCGGGCAAGATTTACTTTTTTGCCCGTAGTGGTTTCAATTTTTCTCCGCCACCGTAAAAATTGAACCTCGTCATTTTTGGGTGGGTGACTCGCATCCACATTATTCATTATGCCTGTGTTTACTACATTTTACTCAATCCCCATTCCTGAGCCATCTGTTGCCGAGCTACAGCAGCTGGCGCAGTTCATTACGCCTGAAGGCGTATTTGCCGTATCGTGGATGCCTAAGACCGAGCAGGTCGTCATTCAGCACGGCGACGACTGGTACATTCAGCCTAATGCACGCATTGAGGAGTCTCTAAGCACTCTCATCTGCTGTAAGACGCACGACCTACACGCCAACGGACTCTTCCTATTTGACCGTGACTACCGCAATGGTAAGGCGGCGGATACGAATATGGAGCAGGGTCTCCTAGAGTGCGAGTGGTCTGATTACGCGCACGATAAGATGGTATTCCAGGTGAATATTGAGGTGGACGGGCTAGAGTACGATACCTTTGACTTTGTGGAGTAAAAAATAGGTAGATAGTTATTCATTCATTAATTATCCTTTTTCTCTTCTGCGGGTGCCGCGGGCTTCTCCTCCTTTTCATCGTCAGACCATAGCTCCTCCGCCTTCTCCTCATCGTAATTCTCACTGGTCCTAGTCCGATTCAGATGCTTGACAACCTCCTCTAGAACATTGGTTAGATTCTCCACCTCTTCCCTGAGCTGTTGAATTTCTGTGTCCTTATTGTCCTGCTTAACAAAGTTGTAGAAGAAGAACCGAACAGCATTCATTAGGAGTCCAACAGTTGAGAAGAATGTATAATACTGGATGAAGTGCTCAATAGAGTTCGCAGTCAAGTAGTCTAGGAGATGTAATGACGGCAGAGATGACAATGACGGCATGGTGGGGTAAGTGAGGATGAATTTGTGCGGGGGTTGGCGCTCAATTTTTTGAAATTTTAACAAAAATTTGAACTTGCTTTTGTTGTTTACGTAAAACGTAACAACAAATGGCGTCTATTACTAGACTTTCTAGCTCCTTGATTCGCATTAGTGGTACTAACTTTGGAATGTTAAAGTATGTACGCCTTGTTCCTACCAACTCTATTATGTATATCAACATACTAGACCGATGCCTAGATATCCATTATAAGGATAAGAAGTCTTTTGATACCCTAATATTTCCAACAGATACAGCACGAGATGTGGCGATCGCTGTTGTTGAATCGTCGTTTGGGGAGTCACGGCAGCATCCTGTTGTCAAGGACTATCCGTTTGAATATTAAACACGGCGGATCTTCCGTGTCTTCCGTGTCTTCCGCGTCTTCCGCGTCTTCCGCGTCTTCCGCATCTTGCGTGTCTTTCCAGAAAGACGCTTGTACTCATTAACATTCGCCTTATTCTCAGGGAACGCTAGTTTTTTACCCGTCATAGTTGTAATCGTTTTAGGCTTGGCGCCGTTCAACAACAGTATTTTCTTAATAGCTCTGTATGGAGCAGCCTGTTCCTGTGACGTAGAGTGTGCAATAAACACATCCGCCATGCCACGAGCGGTCTTATCTTGAATTATGCTGTGTTTTAAACTATCAGTATAATATTCTATATCATTATCTAGTTTTAAGACTAGTTTTACCATTTCGGGGTTGCCACTGTAGACTGCTGCTTGAAGAGGTGTCATAGCCTGTAATTGACTACCATCCATGAGCGTAATACTTCAATATTGTGCGGTAGTCTTTCGTCATACGCGGCTGAAGGTTTACCGGAAATTCAACATCTACAATCTGTTTGTATGCGGGGATATTGCCAGTGCCAATTGCTTCCATCATATCAAATAATGCATTACGCACGTCAATCTCTATCTGAGGTCTGCTTGGTGCGGATGCGTATTTATGCCGGCGTCCAAGGGCGCTCGCTCCTAAAAATGCCATTCTCTACTTTAAAGAGTGGATTTACGCACGGCGGGTTTTGCGTACTTTGCGTGACTTGCGTCCCTTACGGGTCTGGGACTGGCTCAAAAGACGATTTACCATTGCAGTCGCATTTTTATAATACTGTACGTTCGCCGCATTCTCGGGAAACGCCAATTTCTTCTTACCCAAAGAAGAAAATGTCCTTATCGTCGTAGGCTTGGCTCCGCGACGTAATAGTACACGTTTGACCGCCTTGAACATGGCACTACCCTTTTCGGGTGTATTATAACGTAACAAAAGTGCCTCCGCGATTTCGACGGGAGTCTTCTTGGCTAATTTGGGATCTAATGTTGCACCACTTGGTGTCTCCAGATCGGCGCCGAAATACATTGCCTCTTCGACCATTGCAGGATTACCCGTCAACACAGCCAAGTGGAGTGGGTTCATTCCTTGGTACTCACTTCCATCCTGAGGATGTATGTATGTGGTTAAAAATTGTCTGATACCTGGGTAGCCCATTTTCTCAACATTGCTTCTCAACTTGCCCGTATTTTGCCGCGCGACTTTTAATCCCTCAACGTCCCCGTTGACAATAATATCCATGATCTGTTTCATCGCTACCATCGGGGCACTTGACGCATTGGACATGCTTATCTCTAATTACTTAAAATAAAATATTCAACTGAAGCACTAAAAGTACATCGGTTGTAGAAAATTCGTTTTTTGTATAGAGGTTTTTGTTACCGCAACTAAACGCCGTGCCATATTTGTACGCATACAAATATGACCCCAATCGTTTAGTTGGAGTACGCGAGACCGCCCATACCAGACATAATGCGGAGCACGTTGTAGTTGACGGCGTAGATGCGGACCTGCGCGGTGTTGTACG